GACCAAAGTAAACCTGATACACAGTGCCAGTGCTGATGGAGGTGGAGCGGCTCATTGCTTATAAACAAAGGGAAGATAGTACGGACGATCAGCCTTGTTTGTTGTTTTGGGTTTCGGCGCTTTGTTGGATGAGGTCGACTGCTGCTTTGAGGTAGCTGAGTTTGTACGAGTTGGAGTGCTCATCGGATGCAAAGATGCGCTGGGCGTGGTGGCAAAGGCTGAGGATGTCGAGCTGTTCCCAATCAAAGGAGCCACTTGTGGGGGTGGTGGGCCACACATGGGCGGCTGCGCTAACATCTGGAAAGACAGCAGACAGTTGAGTGTTCATTAAAGAGAGAATGGACTCGGGCGTAGAGGCGTCCCTTGTCCTCTCTTGACCGTATCCTACCAGCACAAGACCCACTGTCAACAGCTTTTTTGATAAGCGTTGCTGATGAATTCAAAACAATTTAGGCCAGGGGTACAGCGGACATGTCGGGGTGAGGCTTGTGAATAATGGTGCGGATGTACTACTCATCAAACAAACACAAAGAACCGGGGCAGCGATTAAGCCACCCCGGTCAATCCGGTGATGATGATGGGTGATAGGAATGAGCCTTTAGAGCTTGACGAGCTTCTGTTGTGGGAACTCTCCAGTCGTTATAGCGGTGGCTGCCTGTCCAGCAACCTCAGACCATAGGATCCAATGAATAGACGAAGGCGCAGACTCTATGTGTGCCATAGCAACCGCAAACTCACCCTCAAAGGTAGCATCAGCACCCAATTTCCAATGGGTCCAGTCATGAACTGCCCTGAACATTAGGTTCTGCTGCGTAGACATAAGATCAGGGTTCGGCTCATTATGTAACCGGCTAACCGGAAGCCAGCGAGTCTCACCCGGCAACACTACCCTATCAAGTGCCGCCATTGCCTCAGCGATGGGAACATCACGGGTGACAAACAGTGGTTCAATCCCCGATGCTCGCATCTTGCCAAACTCAGACAGAAGCCAGAGCCTAAAGTCTGTGCGCTCTGCTGGTGTTGGTGTGGTGTGTTGGCCAGCCTGCCATTGAGCAGACAGTGTGGAACAATTAGTCATGGTGTGGGATCTCCTCAAGGGTAATGACCTGTTCGTTACGATAGCAAGATCTGGTGGCAATGCGGTATGCTTGTGAATAGTCGGCAGCATAGATCACCCTACCCTCATTAACCCGCCAACCTCCCCGCATGGTACGGGCGCCAGTGGTTGCGTAGAACTTCCGTTCAATTGTCATAACCAAGCAGTCTCCGATACGTAACCCAGGTGACAGCTTGAACCTGAGCTGGTGTTAGATGATGGCCGCAGGCTTCAAAGGATCTCTCACTGGCGAGAATGTAGGATCGGGTGATGGCAGCATAAAGAGCCTTGCCAATGTTTGGCGTTTGAGTTGTAGGGATGCGTTCACCCATAAAGATAGCGAACGCGTGCCCATCTACGCAAACCGTGTCCCGGTAGCCTGCGATGCAGCGGTAGAAGGCTACAACCTTTTGCCCCGATAGGATCTCTTGGATGGTCTCGTCGTCTGGCGATTCCAACTCAAGAATGCGAGCCGCTTTGTCTTTATTGGTGTTGTAAGTGCAGACCTTTGCAGTTCTAGGATCAGCCCCATTGTGCCAGAGCTTTATCATGGCCTCAGCATCAGCAACATTCCGCACCCATTTATTGTTAGGGCTCAGTGCTGCGATGACACCAATAGCCTGCCCTAGTGTTAACCCATCGTAAGCGTGGATGAAGCTAGCCGAGATGTCATAGGCGCGTTGATACCAGCCCGAACCCTGAACTATGTCAGCAGCTGAGGCTAGCCCGAGCATTCCGAGAATGTGACGAGCGTTGGCGCGTGGTTTTACCCGTTTCATGGTGTTAATGCCGTGGTTGGTGTGGTTGTCGTGCTGTGATCAGTAGTCGCAAATGAGATAGACTGACTCTATGTCAATTGCTGGATGCAACTTAGCGCAAATGGCGTAAGCCTCAGCCTTTGTTTCCTTGACATAGGACAGCAATTGGTAGCGGTCCTGCTTTGTGTCCCATCCGTAGACACCCCAGACAAAAAGCTTTTGTTCGGTCATTGGTTCGGTGTGGTTGTGGTTGACTTTTAAATCTTAGAGCAGGCGTCAGGCCTTGATGGTCAGCACATCGCCCTTTTGCTGTAAAACGTAATACTTCGGAGCGATACGCTGCCCATGGAGACTGCGCTGAACATACAGCCAGCCCTCTGACTCAAGGCGGGTCAGCACTGACTTCGTACCCCAACTGTGATGACTCTGAAGTGTGGCCGCATTGATCTCGAACAGACGGCTGCCAGGATTGCGACGCATGAAGCGCAGCAGGGCCTGATCGCTGAGCTTGATTGAAGCACGTGAAAGTAAGCGGATCATGGTTCGGTGCTGGTTGAACTGATCTGATGGTAGACCCTAGGGTCTTGGTTTGTCAACCCTCAACCGATAACTGGGGAGAGTCTGGCGGTGTGGGCTTGGCAGGTGACGTTCCCGCTTCCCTCAACCGATGAACACACCATAACCACAACCCTGCCCATTGGTCAACCCTGCTCAACATATCTTAACATTCTCAACAAGGAGTGCTTATTGAGAATCGTACAGATTTTCTGATAATACATGAGAACACGCGCACAGGTACGCGCCCGCACACGCCCACACGCGCGTTACATGCTATCCCTGCCCATCCCTTGCGTACCTGTCCCTTACGCAGATACGCAACGTCCCAAACCCACTGCGCCACAACGGTTCTCGGCTGGCCATGGCTCGGTTTGGACACGGAAACTGGACACACCAGGCCGACGACCCCACCGGGGGGAAAGCCGGGGCCGACAATAAGCGTAAGGACTTCACAAATTTCTACCAAAATCTACGGGTGGCATGTATAAGCCCCAGGAAAGGCCCTCTGAGGAGCCGTAGGTGCAACGACACCTGCGGGGAGTCAGAGGGGTGCTCCTGGACCTTCCAGAGGCCTCTCAGCCTTATCCACGGCTACGGGCGCAGGCGTGCCATAATACCCAGCCGCCTGAAGAACACGCAGAGCTTCGTGGTAGTAGTACGAATCAATGGGAGCCACAGCCACCACACGCTTGGCCTGATCAAGAGTTAAAGACATTGGTCAACGAGGGAAGATGGTTAATGAGAATGGTTTTGATCTCTTGAGCGATCTGTCGATGCTCCAGCTGCGTCTCCACGCCAGTACGCACCGAAAGGTAATGGATCCACGAACGGATCGTTCCAGACATGTAGAGGCGGGTAGGACTGTTCATGGGCAGGACCTTTCTGGCACATTCCTTTGCCACACCAAGTTCAAGGAGACGCTGATACGCAAGCGTTGATTGTTTAATTACATTGGCACAAAGTTGATCTGCCTCAGCAATAATTTCTAGGTCAAGGTCATCGATGCTGTTTTGCCGGTTGGTCAGGTCTTGTCGCCTCCAATTCGGTAGTTCCGGACGTACTTGAACCTCCGCATACCGCTGCGAGAACTCTTGAAACGAGAACGACCTATGACGGAGGATCTGTGCCGAGATGTCACGGGTCGTGTTCACCTCAAAGCAGGCGCTGGCCATCTCAAAGGGACTCCAGTGCTTATGCTTAACCAAGTAGTCGATCAACCGTTCTGGGTTGGCATTGGCTTCTTGGTTCTTTGGGTTGGATACCCGAGCACAGTAGGTGATGATGGACTCTGCGTCTGGTGTAATCCAGATGAGCTTTGTTTGAGGCATACAAAGAGGTTTGAGTGGAATTAAAGTGTAGCGTATTCTTTTGGAGCTTCAGGAAGCTTTTTAAGTTCGTAAAATGTCCATCCAGCACCTCGTACGTTTTGATAGCCAAATTTGAGCATTAAGTGGTAAGTAACTGTTGCTTCGGTAACCACTTTTAAATTGTACGGATTGGTTCCATGATCAATAATCCTGTACCTTCCGGTAGGCTTAAAAGTACGAGTCCAACGAGCCGAACCATTTCCACTGAAATGATTTTGAATACGCTTTTGAACACAGCTTGATTTACCTACATAGTATTTACCCTGCTCTAATTCTAATACATAGATACATTCCATAATGTAGATAAGAATAATAAGGGAAGGTAATAGCTGTTGCTATTGCTGGTGTGGCTATAGTAATATAGTGAGCAACTATTGACTCACTTGTCTTTCCGAAGGTCTTCGACTCCACTCGCCCCCAAGAGGGGCTCCTGGACTCTTGCCCTCAACAAGTCTAGCAATAGTCGTCCGACTCACGCAATTACATTCCAGTGGGAAGAGTGGGGAGGTTCCTCTTCAGCCCTCCTTCGGAGGTCTTCAGCGGTTCCTCAGTACCCCCTAAAGGGGGTCTTCGGAGGTCCCCCTCTCCCCTTAACCCCTCTTTCCCCCCTAGAAGCAAGCACCCTTTTTGGAAATCGGGGTGAATCGTGGTGGATTGGTGGTCTTTTTTGAGTGGGTGTCTCCTTTTTAAATCCAGGAATAAACGTTCCCGTCAACGATGTTTCCCTCCGAAAGGTCCGAAAAGCTTTTTCCGGCAACGAGCATGTCGGTGGCAAGGGTCGGCTGCTCCAAAAAGGCGTCGATCATGGCGTTCCATTCGTGTCGTTTGTTTTGGATATGGGCCTCCTTTGCGGAGATAGCAAGGACATCCTGAAAATGTTTAACCCCAAGGGCAAGTGCGTCAATCCTGTCGTCGTGGCGGACTGCCCCCTTCTCCCGACACATGCGGGTCAGCTGGTACATCAACATCCTGGGAAGGCGCTCTTCGGGTGCCTGCTCGGGGTTGCTGCGGTAGTCCCAGTCGATGAGGCGTTGGTCAATGATCAATCGATGCTGATTAAGGACCGGCTCCAGGGTATCGATGATGCGGTCTTCCTTTCTTGTGGTGGCGCGTGACTCCTCAAACGCCATCCCAACCTTCATTTCTTGGGCGTGCTTCTTCATCAACTCCATCACCGCCCCGTCACCAAAGTTGGATTCGATGAGACACATCTTACTGCCGTACTGCCGTGACCTCCTTAGGATCTCCCTAAGGGTGGCATCCGAGTACCCATCCTGTGTAGCAAAGATGTCTCGGATGAAGAGGTAGCCATTGATCTGTGACAGGATGATGGAGACGGTTTCGTCCTTGCCCCTACCGGAGGGGTCCACTGCCGTGATGGTGTCGTTCCAGGGGATGTATTCTGAGACAGCCTTTGGCCTATGCCACCGATCACCAGGAAGGGCAACGGCGGGAAGATCGAGAAGGGTCTCCTTGTCAGAACCCCAGATCACATCCGATGGTCCCTTTTGTGGGTCTAGTGGCAGCACGGAGAAGTCACTGAGCTTTAGGGGGAACTTGAGGGCGTCACTCAGGCTGGTTGACAGCATGAACTGAAGCATAAAGTTGCTCCGAGACATTGACTGTTCCCGCTCCAGAAGGTTAATTTCTGAAAAGCGAGTGTCAGTTGGTCTCCAAGCTAAGTTTTCAAGGCCATGCTCTTCAATGTCAGCTTGAAGTTCCTTAGCAAGAATATCTTCATATCCAGTCAGTTCTTTTGGATACCTGGCAGGCCACACCATTGGAACATATCCACGTTCCCTAAGTGAACCATAGATGGTAAAGCAAGATTGAGGCGTCCCAAGGAAGATAATGCGGCTATCTTTTTTGGGTGTCAACACCGATTCAAACTCAGTGACCAGTTGAAGGAGCTTCTCCCTCATCATATCTGTTGCTGAATTTGAGGGAGTTTCAATATCGTCGGCGATCAGAATATCGGCACGAGAACCAGTGAGTTGTCCGGTCACCCCAACGCTTTTTACGGAAGGGCTTTGGGCCGGTTTTGCACCAGCAACATCGAAGGATACTCGTGACCACCGTTGATCATCGTCTTGTGGAGCCAGGTGGTTAAGCCACGCCACGTCAATGATGACCTTTTGACAGAATATCGAGAAGTCATCAGCACGTTGCTTGCTGGCCGACACTACCATAATCTTTTTGTCTCTGTCGCAGAACAAGTTCCACAGCACAAACGCAGCCGTAACCCAGCTCTTACCCAAACCTCTAAAACATTGAAGCTGTATACGCTTACCTCCGTATTGGAGATAACGAGCCATTGCCAGTTGAGCACGGGTAGGAGTTGGAAGATCTAATGATTTCCAGACCAACTTTAAGAATATACTAAAGTTTTCCTTCAATCTTTGCTCTAAATCTTGTGGCGATTGCTTCGAGTTCTTCAAGGGTTGCATTTGATTTAATAGAATTAGCTTTGTTAGAAATAACCCAAATGTTATCTGGAGTGTAGCCTTTAGATGAATCAATTCTATCTAAAGATGGAGAGTTGTCACAGGCTCCTTTGCCTTCGCTACGAAACAAAGGAATTCCAAGCAATGGGCAGTGGGATGGTACGTTTATGTCTGTGTAGTTGATCGTATGCTCAAACCCTTTCTTCCGGGCCCGGCGTTTTGATCTTTCCCACATTTCATGTTCTACCGTTCCATGTTGTCCATGCCTTACGCCTTTTCTACAAACACATCCTTGTTGTTTTCTAGCGTTTGCAAGTAACAATTCAACTTGAGCGTGACAAAAACTGCAATGATACGGATAGTACCACTGAGAAGGTGCATTAATATGGCGCTGTAAATGGGCTCTAAGGTGGCCCGGACCTTGTAATGGTGTCAACATACCTAAACATATGTAAAAGGGCCCTGTAGGGGCATACAGGACCCGATGGTGGCTATTTACGCTTCTGGCTCTTCCCAGCTTTGGAAAGGGCAATCGCAATGGCCTGCTTTTGGGGACGACCCTCCTTTACCATCTTGGAGATGTTTTTGGAGACCGTCTTCTTTGAAGATCCACGAGAAAGGGGCACGATCACTCGCCCTTCTTCTTGGTATTGTAGCGCTTACCACGCCAGCTGGATTCTTTGGCGCCGGAACTACGAGCAGCCTTGAATGCCTTACCAAAGGACTTCTTGTTGAAGGAAGCTGTGGTGGTCTTTTGGGTGGGACCCTGCTTGGGCTTATAGTCGCCCCGCTTGAGGGCAGTCTTGAGGGTGGAGTCGCCAGTGTTGTAGGCCTGAAGACCCGCAGCAGCAGCACCACCACGGCTAGCACCAGCAACAGCACTGGCAACATTACGGGCGGTGCGAGCAGCCTTAAGCGTGCCCTCCATGTTCTTCATGGCGGAACGGGCATTGCGCTTAACCTGAGCATCCTTTACGGCCTGCTTGCCTCGCGCTTCGGCCTTGGCCTGGGCGCTGGAAGACAGGGTGCCAGGTGCTTTACTTGTGGTCACCTTGGCGGAACCTGGAGTGCCACCACCAGATTGGGTGACGCGGGCCGTGCTAGTAGATTGACGGGCACTACGACCTTCGGCTTGACGACGCCCATCAGGACGCCGTGTAATTCCACTAGAAGTGGTTTTGTTAGCAGCACGCACTTTGCTGGCTTCACTCGGCTTTGCGCTTACTGGACGTGGGTTGCGGCCAGGAGTTATGGGACGGGTGTAGCTAGTACCTTTACCGACGGTAAGTGGTTTTTTTTTCGGAGCCATGCTATTTAACCTCAGGCGTTGATGGGACCGGTGGTGGTTGCCACGCGGATGGAGAAGCCAGAGCCAGTGCCACCAATGGTAGCCGCTGCGGCGCTCAGGATTTCGCCCACGTCGTAGCCAGAACCGCCGCTGACGAGGGTTACACTGGTGACAGCAGCACCCGACACAACGATGTTTGCGGTTGCGCCGGTACCCGTACCACCCGTCAGGGCCACACCGTTATAGGTGCCGTTGGTGTAAAGAGAACCACCAACACGGGTGTCAAGGGTCAGGATACGGCCCTGAACCACATCAACGCGGGTCACACGACCGGTCTTGTTTGCGTTGTTCGAGGAGGGGATACGATCAGCCCGACGAACAGTACGGATTGCGGTCTTACAGGCAGCAACAGTACCGTTAACAGCAACGGTTGTAGCCGAGGTAGCGAAGGTAGCGGGAACGGTGGTCGTTGTAGTCACACCACCCGACACGTTAGCAGTGGTGTGCGTCCGGTTCTTGAGTTCGTCCTCGCTCTGACGACCAGGAGCCGTCGAGATGTTGCCGTAGCTGGAACCGCCTGCGGGAAGAGTAGCCATTTGATTTACCTAAAAAGAATTAAGTTAGTACTAACCGGTAGTCCAGGACAGAACCCTGGAGAAGTTTTTGTGGTCAAAGAAGTCTTGACCGACCCACCACGCTAACCAGTGGTTCGAACCTTTAGACTGGTTACAACTGCGGCAAGCAGGCACAACATTCTTTAGGGTGTCGTGCCCGCCGTGGGTCTTTGGATGGACATGATCTAGCGTCAAATTGTCAGAAGAGCCACAGTAGACACATTGGTTGTCCCAATGATCCTTAATGGCTGATCTCCATTGACGTTTTGCCTCTGCGCTAGTCATGGCTTTTAGGTGGAAGAGGTAGTCAGAAGGGGCTTCCAGAATCATTGATCCTGTGTGGGTTACTTCTTAGTGGATTTGCCGTTGTGTCCATTCCGGGCGCGGTTCCGTTTTGGGCTTTCGAGAACCATACGCCCGTCTCTTGTGTGGGAGAGGTCTTTGCCACCCTTCCCAGCAATTCCTCGCTTCCGTCGTTCCGTCCACCGCTCTTCAGAAGCGTTTTTGACGGAAGGTTTCTTATTCAATTTTCGTTGGTAGGCCGCTTTTTTAGCTGCTGCCTCAGGATTGGCTGCGTAATACTTGGCGGACTTACTTTTTGCTGGGGCCATTTTCTACAAAAACGTAGTTTTCCAGGCGTTCCAAGCGTTGATGTGCCGTATCGGCTCGATTTACCAGCACCTCCACGGACTTAGAAATGTTGTGAAGGGTTAAAATGTGCCATCCAAACAATCCAAGAGCTGCTGTAGCAAGCACATTTCTAATTGTTTCTTGAAATCCATCGTTATCATTATCGAATTGCACGTTCTAGGTCCTCCATTTCCAATTCTAGGGAATCAAAAAGTGCCGACAGAGGAGAACCCATCGTAGCCAATCCAGTAATGTTGTTTTTGGACAGCCAATCGGCGGCGGCCTTAAGATCTTGGGTGGTGGCAACACCGTTTTTGATGCGATCGATCAATTCGTTGGTGACGAGGCCGTGAAGTTCGTTAAATTGATCTTCAGTGGCTCTATTCATAGGAATACTCGAACAGGACTTTCTGGATTTACCACATAGGCATCCCATCCTTCGGGTAACTCACCAATATAGTTTGCGTGCCAACCATCACAATCAGAAATTAGACCGATCACATCCAGGGCGTGGGTGTGGCTGGCGGTGAGCACCACGGTGTCGCCGTCTTCATTGGTGGTGGTAAGGCCAGCAGCATCCAGCGCAGCCATGCCGGTGGATTCGTCGGGGAAGCGGATGTAGTGCGTCATTGCGTGATCGCCTGCAAAGTGCTGTTGGCAAGGCGTTGGGGCCAGAAGGTGATGCGTTTTATGGTGCCGTTGAAGTATGAGCTGGATACAGTTTCAAAACCAATCCGAGCCGTAGTTACCAAAGGCATGGATCCAGTAGCACTGGTTGCAACCGTTGATCCTGCAAGAACCACCCCAAAATCATTTGCCTTGAATGCTGCGGCAGTTTTTCCTGATTGGCCGGGGGTGTAAGCATTTGTTGTAGTTGAAACTGATGAAACGCCACCGCTAACAACGTTCAGTCGGATTGTCTTTGCGCCTGGCAGCCTGTACTGCAAACCGATGTAGTTGTTATTTGTGCCGTCGTCAAAGTACGCGGGATTGGGCCAATGGCTTCCTGTGCTTGGATCACACTTCCACTCCGCAAACACCGTCCCCTCATCCTGCCGATACCAGGAGCTGAAGTTTGTGCCCGTGATGTTGGCAACGTCCGCGTTGCGGGTGGCTGCGGCGGTGGTGGTGGGGATGTAGGAGGTGGCGAAGGCGCCGGCTTCTAGTTGGGCGCCCCAGGTGTAGATGGCTTCGTCCCCTGCTCCGGTGTATGTCTGTGCGGTTCCGGTCAAACTGGAGCCAATCCGCATCGTTGCAGTTCCAGGTGTTGCAACTGTCGTGGCAGTAGCAGTGCAGCGATACCACCCATTAGGTAGTGCTTGAATTGTTCCAGTTGCATTAGACGCTGTTCCAACAGTGCCATTGTTTAAGTCAAAAAATACGCTTGCGCCTGTTCCAATTCCCCAAGATGAGTTAGGTGCAAAACCAAGAACTCCGTAATTTGTGCTGCCTTTCTTCATAAAGCAGCTAAACGTATGAGTGGTGCTTCCAGCAAGCCCAGATAAGTTTTGTGTAAAGTTGTGAGTTTCGTTAATTGCTGTGTCTACAAGTGCATCTGCAGTCTGCGTGCCATCAGGAGCTACAGAAACGTTCGTGTTTTCGCTGCTACCCACATTGGACCAGGAAGTTGAAAAGTCTTGCGATTGCAGAAAACTGTTCGTCCTCTGCTCCTCCACCAGCAGGCCCAGGCTTTCGCCGGTCGTGGGGTTGTGGTCGAAGCGGGGTTCGTTGACAGCTGCCGTTTTGATCAGGCCGTCGCTGCCGACGTAGGTCGCGCTGCTGGCGCGGGTGAAGGTGACCAGTGGACCTAAAGTTTTAGTATTGGCAAAGTCTAAATTAAGGGTTGGGTTAATTGTAGGGTAAAGTGCCTTAATGGTCATAATTTAAGCCAAAGTAAGGGTAGTTGAACGGACAGTCCCATCAGAACCCCGCATCCGAATTTTAATGGAAGTATCAGACACGTATTCAAAATTGATGTCTAAATTCATTGCTGGTTCTGTGCTGGCACTACGCAGAAATGAGGCTTGATTTTGAAATGCCAAAGCCCCTAAGTATCCATTAAGGGGTACTTGATTTGGACTGGTTCCAATATCAACTTGGGTTACAACTGGATAAAATACACTAGCAAACACTTCCTTAAGTGGAGCAGCTGTATCATCGACTGTTACCTTGCCAACTCCATTAGTTGTGATACCAAGTACGTCAGCACTGGGGTTATAAAACCCAGTATTTACATCCGCAGAGAATGACATTCCAGGGGCTGCGGCTGTTCCAGAACCTGCTGCAGAAACAGTACCTGCTGGACCGGCTGGACCCGTTGTCGCGTCATCAAATGTGCCCGTAAACGGGTTATATTTGTATGTCATTGGAGTTAACTCTTGGTAACGGTAAGAAGGTTATTAGAACCATCATAAGTAAGAACAAGAGTAGCAACAGTAATGCCACTTGCTCCACCAAATTTGAATACAACACCAGTTAGATTAGTTCCAGTATAGGTACAGGACACATAATCATGTTCTGGAATTGCAAGATTGGACGTTACAGCTTCAGCCGAATAACGCCCTGGAACAATTGACGAAGAGTAAGTCATTTACTGGTTTTCCAAGATGAGTTGAATGAGTTTGGATGGATAGGTAGGATCGGTTGCATACCCCTCTTTCTGAAGTAGGTGGCAACATTCCCTCCAATCCAAGGCACGATTGACGCCTTTGTACCCCTTGTAGTCCTTGTACCAAAGAGTGATCAAGTGATCAATACA